TGGTGCTAATCCATAAGTTCTTGTATTTAAAAAGTTTGCGGGATCGAATGCAGTATCTAACTTACTAATACCACTTGCTAATGATGAACCAACTCTATCTGGATTTGGAATAATCTCTTCATCAGGATTATCCGAAACACCTGCTCCAAATCTCATTTCAGTTCTATTATCATCTCTAATAAAAGGTGTAAATCTTCGTGGTGTCTTTCTTAACTTTAATAGGTAAGGTGTCGTATCATTGTATTGTGTTAAATCTGAATCGTTTGCTGATGTATTCTCTACTTCATCAAATATTGTATCTTGTGCTAAGAAAGGAACTTCATACCAACTATTACCATCACTATCTACACATGATAAAATCTCTATAACATTTGGATTACCTAATACTACTTTATCATATTTGACTGCGGAAGTAAAACTAATCAACTCTTCTTTTACTTCACCACTAATTGCTCTAACTCTTTTCTTTAACAAATATTTTGTAGGAACATTAGAATCTGTTTCAAAAATAGAAACCGTAGTTGGATCAAAAGAACTTGAATATTTAAAGTTTACACTATCCATAAACCTAAAAGTTTTACCTGTGGTTTTAGATTTTACCTTTGTTGCATCAGTAACGGTTAAAGCATAATTCATATTTGGTCTAACAGAATCTGCAGCTCCTGTAGCAGGAACAGTTTGGTAAACATCTAATACAGTTGAAGCAGGATAACTAACTTTTGGTTTGTATCCTAAAGATTGTGCTATATTATAAATTGTTCTTTTTTCTTCAGCATATGCTAAAATAGATTCTTTAAATTGACTATCTACATAATAAGAAAGAACATCTCCAATATAGGCTGCCATTTCAATAAACATCATGCCAGGAGAAGACTCATTAAAGTCTGTATAAGTTGTTGGAAAATATGTTTTTGCAAACCCAATTAAGTCGTTTCTAAATCCTTCAAAGTCTTTATTTAAATATTTGACTTCTTTGGATACGTCTTTTATTGGACCTGTTGTGTTTGTAGGCATTTATTGTCTCCTATACTGTATCATTAAAATCTAAAGTTATTTGGTTTGTAGCATTTGGTGTTGTTGCTACCGAAAAATCTATCGATACATTTAATCTATTTGGGTTTGTAGCATCAACATTTGTTATAACTTCATTTATATTTATGTAAGGCAACCACTTGTCAACTGCTTCATTTATCACTTCTTCAATTAATGCATCGTCTTTAAATTCAAAAACGACTGATAATAATCTTGAACCAAATTCAGGTTGCATTGGTCTTTCACCTAAATTAGTTAATAACAAATTTCTTAAATTATGTTCTGCTTGTTCTTCTATAGTTTTAGTTCTATTAAAAAAACGACTTCCAACAAATCCAAGAGGAAATGATAAACCAACGCTTACGTCAGGATTTAAATTATTTTCAAGTGTAGATGCCATTATTTACCTTTGTTCATTGCTTTCATTAAACCAGAATAATCTCTTGTAAGTGCGTTAACAACTCCATCGCCCACTTGATCGGGTGTTACACCCTTTTCAGCTAAAGTTTGTGCTGCTACTCTATCTCTTTTTAGTTCAGGACTCGCCATATCACCATAACCTAAAACGTCTGCCATATTGCCTGTTGTGTATTGTTTACCACCCATATCAGGATATTCTTCTTGTGGTCCTTTTGTCAAACCAACAGTTTCACTTAATATGTCATTCAATGATTTGTTTTTAGTATAAACTTTTTTAGTGGATTCAATTTTATATTTTTTTCTGATAGGTTGTTTTACTTGCTTTTCAGATATAGTTTTTCTCTCACTAATAAGTATCTTACCTACTTCTTTTTTAACTTCTTCTTGGACTAACTTTCTTATAACTCTAACAAGATCTTTTTTAGTCATTCTTATTACCTCTTTTTTATTGTAATGTTACAACACGACTCTTCATCGTGTTAAGTTTTATTGATAGTGTTGCTAACGTACTTAATACTTGTGCAGCTCTACTAGCTTGAGTTGCATATGTTTGTGGTGTTGGTGTTCCTGGCGTAACAATAACAACTGGTGTTGTAGCAATAGCTATTATTGCTGACGACAAATCACTTATAGATTGCATTAAATCTGATAAAATCTCTTCTAAAATATCACCCTTTACTGCTGGCTCAAGTTTGCTTGAACCCAACTCTATTCCTTTACTCATTATAGCAGTAGTACCCTTTTCATTTTGTAAATAAATATCTTGTCCTGTAATGGTTATGTTTTTAGTTTTACCTTGTTCTTCATTTCTACCAATCACTATAGTAGGAGAATATAAATTTAATCTTTGTTTAGCTGATACACCAAAGGTATTTAGTGTTGAAAAATCTATTGGTCCATTACTAAACCCAAGAATACCAGCTTCCTTACTATTAAATATAAGTCTGCCTGAATTAAGAATAATCTGCTTACCATCAAAGACTTCAGGTGCTATACTTGTTGGATATATGTTTGCATCTTCTAATGTTGCTGGTGTCAATGAAACAGTTTCGTCTGTAGTCATCCACACAGAAGAACCATCTGAATTTATATTTTCTTTTACTGGCGCATTTATTGGTTTAGTATTAAGTTCTTCTAATAAACTTTCTTCACCAAACTTTGTAACGTCGTGTAACTGTCCTGCTCTTAATTTTATGTTTGGTGAATCTTGTAAACCATTTTTTATATTACTACCTAAACGAATTGAGTTACCAAATCTACCATTTAGTATAATACTACCCTCTTCAGGAATAACTTGTCTAAAATTAAAATTAGATAAAAACTTATCACCTAAAGTTCTTACTTCATTTGCACTTTTATTTTCTACTATGCCAGTATTGTCTGTTTCTATTGTTTTACTATTAACTCTATTACTATCTCTTTTTTGAAATCTTGCACTAAATCCCTGATAAGAGGAATTATTGGGATTATTAAAAACATTTATTTGTGGTGTGTAATAATATTCTCCAAAAAATCTTTGAATCAAAACATATTCTCCCTCTACAGGAACTTGCTTTAGATTTGGATTTAAAGATTTAGCAGGAACTCCTTTACTTGTTCCTTTACCACTTATATTTTTAAATTCTATACCACCAAGTAATTCATATTTTGGAACTTCATTGATATCATTTGGTAAATCTTTTTCTGTTGCATAAACTTTTTTTACTTCAGCTAACTCAGGAACATTATCAGAGTAAGTATCATTAATTTCTCCAATCAATTGAGTTAAAGTTTTTCTAAGATGATTATCAACATCTTTTACTGATGTTAATCCCCCAATGTTTGTTTTTATGGAACTTAATTGTATTTTATTAGCCATATTAATTTTCTGTTGATTTGAAATCCTCAACTACTATTGTATCAGAATACTTTTGAACGTCTTGTGCAGTATCTTCAACTGCTTTCATCAATTGTTCTTTTTCATTTTCAGATAAACCAAAGGCTTCTTCAGAACCACCTCTAGCTTCTGCAGCAACTAATCGTTGAACGATTGCTGCTATTTTAACTAACTGGTCATCATTTTTTACATTTATTTCAAGATATTCTTTTAACATAGGAACTATTTGAATTGCGCTGTCACCATCCTTGATAAATGATACAAGTTCCCTTGTTAATACATCTAATTGTTTTCTGTTTTTATCAGTATTGTCGTAAATGTCTTTGAATACATCAGATAGAGATTTACCTTCAAATACTTCATAATCTGTAGCCATATATACTCCGTAATATTTGTAGTTAAAATTTTTCGATTAAATTTATTCATGAGGGTTTCATAATATAAATATAAAAATATTATGTTTTAGATAGTTATTAATGAGGTTGCTCGGTTCTTAATTTTACTGAGTAACCTTTTTTGTTAACTAACGGGAGAAGACCAATGAAGGAAGTCATAACAATGGTCAAAGGGTGGCTAGACGATGTTGCACATCTGATGTTATCCTTTGTAGCTATCGGTGCCGTTTCTGAAGTAATCTTTGGAAGTGGTATCTTTGGTGTTAATGTTATAGGTAACCTGACAACCATCATAAACAGTTTCGGCGAATCTGGCTTCGCTGGGCTAGTCGCATTGTTGGTGTTGGTGGGTTTATTTCGAAAGTAGGACCGAAATAGTCTTATGCTTCCTACGAGTATAGGACACAAAAAAAGGGAAGCGAAAGCTTCCCTTTTTTGTTTTAATTATAATCTAATAAAATTTTTCAAAACCAACAGGTTCACCAAACGAATAATTATATTCTAATGCATCTGCACATACGATATTATTATCCAATATATCTAATATCTCTTGTGTGGGATTAGGGCCTGCCAATCTTTCTTTACATAACTTAACATTATCTTCCATTAACTCTACACCGTATGTAGTGGATAGTGCTTGTTCTAATGTACAATTACTTCTTTCCATTTTTCTAATCACTACTTCTGAAAGGAATTGACCATCTCCACAAGATGGTTCTAAAAATGTTTTATTTGGATTTAAAAATAACTCTGGATCTTCTTTTTCAAGTATATCTAATTTTTCTTGTATATCTTTAGTA